GTATTGGAATAATGTCCAAGAGCAGAACCCTGGTGATTATGGCGCTGCTGTACGTCAGTTTGCTGATACATTTGGCAAGAATAACCTACTGGTAGCCCTAAGTGGTACTACATCCGCTATCACTGGTACGGATGATGCTTGGACATTCTTGAATAACAACCCTGGTACTGCTGATAAGTATGCCAAGTCTACCACAGACATTGTGCCGTACTTCTTCCCAGGCGGAGCAGAGTTTGCCATCAAGTATTACAACTGGCAACGCAGAAGCGGTGTACGTCAAGCATTGACTGCTGACCAACTTGAGCGCGAAGCAGAAAACATGATTTACGCGATGCGTAAAGACCAAATCGCCCAAGACCAGATAGCCAATGGTTATACAAACTTCTGGTATGTGGATCAAGTGGCTCAACTGGATAAAGAGTTTGGTGGCAGACCACCTGAGCAAGTAACAACTGCTACCGCGTTTGAGAAGATTGAACGCGTTGGTATGGCTCTACAAGACCAGGCATTCCAAGATTCACCAGTCTACCAGCAAGTAGCAAAGTTCTATCCTATATTTGCTGAGTTCCAAGCAGAACTGAATAGGCTGAAGGTATCTAACTATGCAAGTTTGTCATCTAAGGGTGGTTATGCAACACTATTGCGTGACAACTTGGTTGGATTGGCAGAACAACTAATGGCGGAAAACCCATCGTTCAGACGTATGTATTACGGTGTATTCGCCGGACAATTGGAGGATTAACAAGTGGCAGATAGATGGACTTCAAGCCCTGGTCCTAGTGATATCAGGGAGTACCAGAACGCTAAGACTACAGCCTTCCAGTCTATCGGTAATGATGTTCTGCTAAATCGAAACACCCTATATGCTGACCCATATGTTAAGTATCTAGCCGCATCTGGAGACCCAGTAAAGGCAGCAGATGAGTTTAATCGGCTATACGCTGGTCTTGCCGGTACTGCTTCTAGCGCTGGTAGTAAATTCAACAATGCGTTTGAGGAACTACAGGCACTTCTTCGCGCCAATAATTACTCCAACGGTAAGAGCGCTATTGGTATAGTAGATTCTGCCGATAGAACTGGTTTGGCAAAGGCTATCCAAGACTCTCTTGCTATGGGTCAAACCGATGTAATCCAGTTTTTAGGTGCACTATCCGCTAGTGGCGGTCGTGGCGGGGTCACGATTAAACAACCTGATACCAGCAAAAAGTTTACTACTCAAGTAACTAGAGCACTGCAGATGAAAGACTTGGGCGATGCCAAGAGAACTCTCACAGATGCTTATATGCTTGCCTATACCACTGCTCCTGGAGAAGAGATGATTGCCGATTTCCAGAAGAGATGGAATGCAGAACTAGAGGCTCAGACCCCTTCAGTTACCACTTCGGTAGTTACCGAATACGCTCCTATCTATGATAAAAAGAGCGGTATCGTCTATGATAAGACAAAGCCAGTATTAACTAAGTCGGGAAAGCCAAAGAAAGACTCTAAGGGCAATCCTGTTTACCAGCAAAAGATTGATAAGTTCGGCAATCCTGTCTTTAATAAGATAGCAGTAGATTCCAATGGTATTAGAAGATATGAGACTATTACCCGACCATCTGGCAAAGCCAGTACTTTAACACCAGGGGAAGGCTTTACCCCTGAAGAGCAGCAAGCATTTATGGCTGAATACATAGCCACTAACTACCCAAGAGAAGACTGGGATTTAGAGACTATTGGTGGTGCGGCCAAGAATATCTATGATGCTATGGTGGAGGTCAGTAAGAACAACTTTGAAAAGCCTCTTTCATTCCAAGAAGCAGCATCTACAATCACTCAAATCATTGGCACTGGCAATCCACAAGTTGCTAATGAGTTGATTCAGAAATATGTTGATGGTGTCCGCGGCAAAACTGCCAAGCGCTTTATGAGTCTTGCTGACGATATCAATGCTGGTAATGACGCAAAGCCTATTGTAGATTCATATCTAGAAAAAGCATCTGCTGGTCTAGAAACCACAATAGGTTTAGATGACCCGCTTGCCTTAAGTATTTTTAACTTTAAGGATGAACAAGGCAACTATCGTTTGCCCAACGAACTTGAATTTGCCAGGTTGATAGATAACGATTCTCGGTCTGCGCGTACTTCTAGAAAGATTAACGAAGCCGTGAATCTAGCCCAGTCCCTTGCTCAACAACTACAAATAGGATAACGATGGCTGAGAACGAAACCAGAGTAGAACAAGCGCAAGCAGCCGTCGATGCTGCCCAGAAAAAGTTAAATATACTTAAGGGCTCCGGCAAAATATCTGAAACTGTTGCTGCCAGCAAAGAATTAAGTGCTGCGCAAAAAGAACTTGCCGCCGCTAAGCGCGGTATTGATACTACTGGTAAGACACGCCAAGAAGTAATACGTGAGACTGTTAGAACTGGTTTAACTGAAAAGACTCAGGCTCTTGCCGAGTCTGACCCAATGCGTAATCCTACAGTTCGCCCAGACGCTCCTCCAGCAGATGAAGAAAACATCTATTACTACGCCTGGATTGGTGGCGCATATGGTGGAAGTTGGAAACTTTACAAGCAGGCCAAGACAGGCACAGAGGCGCAAGTTGCTTCAGCAGAAGCCCGCTCTCGAGGCGGAGCCACTCAGGCCACATTCGAGACTGCAGTGGGTGCAAATACATTATTGAGTTCTAGCAAAAATGTTAATGGTAAAACAGAAACTGGTAGAGTAACAAATCCAGATGGCAGTATAACAATTACATATAGTGATGGTACAACTTCTGTAATTCCTGCAAAAACTTCTGGAAGCAAGATTGAAACTGGCGCGGGTACGGGTAGTACAAACATAGATGTTCTAAAAGCCATGTTGCGTGGACTAGGTTACAACTCTGCTATTGTTGATTCATCAGCATCTTTCTTGATATCTCTTCTCAAGGATGGTTTAGATTACGATAACGCAGTAGCCATCTTCTTAAACTCAAAAGACTATACCTTGAAGGACGGAAAGAAGATTGAGTCTCCTTTCTATGCCGAGTATAGTTATCTAAACGAGGGTCTCGTAAGACCCAAGAGTGCCTCGGAATTGTACAATGCAGTAGAAGGTTACAAAGAGGTTGCTAGCACCTATAATCTCAATCCTAAGTTTACATCAAAAGACTATCTAAAAGGTTATGTCAAGAATAATGTCACTGTTGACAACCTTGCCCAAAGGGCTAATCTAGCCCGTTTGAAATCAGTCAATGCTGACCCTGCATACATTGATTCACTTAAAACCCTTGGCTACATCACTAGCGCAACAGACCTCACCGACTTCTTCTTAGACCCGAAGATTGGCGAAGAGACTTTAATGCAGAGAAGGTCAGTAGCCGCATTTGGTGCTGAAGCCATCAAGAGGGCTAAGCAAGGCGTCCAGTTCTCTACTAGCAGGTTTGACAAGATTGTTTCTGGCTTACTAGGAGTAGGACTATCTCCTGAGCAAATCGAAGTAAGAGCGGCTCAAGGATTTGAGAATATTGCTGAGACTTTGATGCCTATGACTAAACTTGCTGGTATCTACCAAGGAGTTCCAACCTCACAGACATCAGCCATTCAAGCAGAACTTGAAACAGAAGAGTTTGGCGGATTGGCTTCGCAGCGCAGAAAGAATCTTACAGAACTTGAAAGACGTGCCTTCCAGGCGCAGACCGGAGTTGCCGGTTCTCGCTCCTTAGGCGGAGGCAGAGCAGGAATCATATAAGAATCCCGACGTGGACCAGCCAGCCCCACGCGGTGTATAAGCCTGGTAGTACGAGCCAATACGGACACCCCAATCCGTATTGAGGCGTGCGACAACTACTAACGATGGGAGAGGTTGCTATGAGCAACAACCGCGATAACTACTGGGACGACGACGAGGAAGACGACGATGTACAAGTCGACTTCAACGGAGCCGATACTGACCTCGTAAAGAAACTGCGTAAAGCCTTAAAGGCAGAGCAGAAGCGAGCGAAGGAACTTGAATCAACTCTAGGTGAGTTGAGCAAGACCCAAAGAGAGCGCGTACTAAAGGATGTTCTTACATCCCGTGGCGTCAACATGAAGGTCGCAAAATTCATACCTACGGACATAGATGCTTCTGAGGAAGCAATCGGGTCGTGGCTTGAGCAGAACGGCGATGTGTTCGGGTTTACACCTGAACCTAAGCAGTCAATTGCTGAGTACGATAAGGCAAGTCTAAGGCAGATGGATGTAGTGACCCAAGGTGCTGTTTCGCCCGAACGAGCAGATGAATTAACCATGAAGATTGACAACGCAGAAAGCGCTGACGAACTTCTTGCTTTTCTACGCTCGCAACAGTAATCCGTTCATAGTCTAGGAGACTAAATAAATGGCAAACGTCTACTCAAGTACCACCACCCCTGGCGGTACCGCTGGTGGCGCTGGTCTAGTTCAGAAGGCATATGACCGCCTTCTCGAATTCGCTCTCCGCTCAGAACCTCTAATCCGTTCTGTCGCAGATAAGCGTCCAGCCCGTCAGGCAATTCCAGGCTCAACTGTAGTGCTACAGCGCTATGTTGACCTCACCGCAGCAACAACTGCACTCACCGAAGATACTGATCCAGATTCAGTCGGAATTTCAACACCGACATCTGTGACCATTACTCTTGCTGAGTACGGTAACGCTGTTCTCGTAACACGTGCGTTGGAACTCTTCAGCCTTGCTGATGTAGACCCAGCGATTGCGAACATCATCGCTTACAACCTTGCTGATTCTATCGATAAGGTTGCGATGAGCACTCTACGTCAGGGAACCAACGTAATTTACGCAGGTTCCACTGCTACTTCTACAGCAACCATTACGGCTGCTGCAACCCTCGCTTCTGCTAACCTCCGCAAGGCGGTTGCTAAGTTGCGTGCAAACAACGCTAAGGGACGTAAGGGCAACCTTTACTGGGTCGGTATTCACCCAGAAGTTTCCCACGACCTTCGTGCTGAGACCGGCTCTGCTGGTTGGTTGATTCCTCACCAATACGGCGCCAACCAGAATGAAATCTGGGCAGGCGAAATTGGGACCTACGAAGGTGCATACTTCGTTGAGACCAACCGTATGTACACCGCAACCGATGGTGCTTCGTCCGCTAAGGTCTACCGCACAATCGTTGCCGGTCAGCAGGCTCTTGCTGAGGCAGTTGCCGAAGAGCCACACGTAGTCGTCGGACCTGTAGTCGACAAGTTGATGCGTCACCGCCCAATGGGCTGGTACGGCGTACTCGGCTTCGCTCGCTACCGTGAAGAGGCTTTGTACCGCATTGAGAGCGGTTCTTCAATCGCTTCCTAGTTGGTTGACTGTCGGGCAGGGGCAACCCTGCCTGATGGTGAGTCCATTAAGGAGGACTAATGACGGAATACATCTTCAAGACACCCACTGTCGAAGAAGGTCCTGCCGGGGGGCATCGACTCTTTTACTTCTATAGGTTAGACAAGGGAATCACTATAGTCAAGTCTGGGGCTACCTACTCACAGATTCGCTACCCGCTTGACGAAGACTTAGTCGACTATGATGTGGTATACTTAGGCGGCAGAAACCATGTCGTAAGCGAGGCTGTAAAAGCCGAACTTATCGCTGGTGGAGTAGGCGTAACGGAAAGCAACTTTACTGCAATATGAAACACTGGGAGCACCACCCCGAACCAGTTGATGGGTGCTTTGGTTGCAAGGCACTAACACTTCAGATGAACGCGGGAGACGCAACACGGGATATTCCAGATAAAAAATGGAATGCTGAACTTCAAGCATATAGGGATGCCAGAGAACAGGGCATACAGCCTAACAGCACCAATATGCGGGATATTCAGGCAGCGCATAAAGCATCGGAAACCTTAGGCAAAGCCTATGACGGTAACACGATGCCAAAGGCAAACAAAATAAATAAGGGCGTAGCCGAAGTAATGAAAGAGATAGGTGCATAATGCCAAAGGTAGGAAACAAGAAGTTCCCATATACAGCCAAAGGTAAGAAAGCAGCCAAGGCATATGCAATGGCTGAGAAGATGGAATCCAAGGCTGAAAAGAAGATGGAAATGAAAAAGGCTGTCAAGAAGATGGCTAAGAAGAAAGCGAAGAAGAAGTAATGGCACGTAAAGACTATTCAGTAAAGAAATCTACTAAATATAAGTCAAGTGGTGTTTCGGCTCCTGCGCAGTTAGCAAGAATGAATGCTCTTGATAGATCATTTGTTACTGGAGTTCCTCTAAAAGATAAAAACTCTAAGAAAAATAAACGAAGAGTGAACCTGTCATAGGGAGTCAAAATGAAGAAGTCAAAGAAGCACCCTGGATTCAAGGCAGTACAGAGAAAGATAGCAGGCAAACAAGGTGTGTCGATGGAGCGTGCTGGTGCAATCCTCGCCGCATCTACCCGTGGCGCTAGTAAGGCTGCTAAGCGAAAGAATCCACGACTTAAGAGGGTCAAAGGCAAGTAATGTCATCTGGAAAGTATAAGCCGCACCACGGCTTTAACTCTGTCCAGATACGGGACGGAATGGTAATTCGACTTAACAAGAATGGAACCGTGAGAGCGGTGCTAGGAAAGTACGGAGAATATGGCAAGCAAGAAGGACCCAAGACTCGCTAGGGCTGGAGTCTCTGGCTTTAACAAGCCAAAGCGTACTCCTAGCCACCCTAAGAAGTCGCACATTGTTGTGGCTAAAGAGGGAAGTCAAGTAAAAACAATCAGGTTTGGCGAACAAGGCGCTTCGACCGCTGGTAAGCCAAAGGCTGGGGAAACTCAGCGCATGAAGATGAAGCGTAAGTCTTTCAAGGCTCGCCATCGTCGAAACATCGCTATATTGGGCAGATAGGGTGAAGTGGTAAAATGCCATACAAGCCAGTAGCAAAGAAGAAGGCCGCGCCCAAGGGCGGCGGTAAGGCTGCTTCAGGATATAAACTTTACACTCCTGTGAAGCAAGCAACGATTGACAACATTAAAAAAATGGGAATGACGGCAGCACTTAAGAAGGCTGGCTCTTCCAAGAATGCTGAGTTCGTACAAGGCGTAAAGCGTATGTACGGAGCAGACCGTTTGAAGGCAGCCATGAAGGCTGCTAATAAGCCTGTAGCAAAGTCAGCAGATGCCGCACGTGCCGCTGCTACAAAGCCTAAGGTTACTGCTGCTAAGTCTGCTGATGAAGCACGCTCAAAGGCAATGGGAACTTCTAAGACAACTACCAAGAAGGCAGCCGGAAAGGGATTATTCCCGGGTTTGCTAAGTGGTAACTACCAAGGCAAGAAAATTGTCAAGGGTAAAGTTGCTGGAAAAGGATACTTTAAGTAAAAATGTCATACACTAAACCGGGTCTACGCGAATCAATCAAGAACCGCATCCTTGCTGGCTCTAAAGGCGGCAGACCCGGTCAGTGGTCTGCTCGTAAAGCACAACTTGTAGCGCAAGCCTACAAGAAAGCCGGTGGTGGTTACACTGGCAGTAAATCAAAGAAGCAGAAGTCCCTATCTAAGTGGACTAAAGAAGAGTGGGGCACTAAATCTGGTAAACCTAGCACTCAAGGCTCTAAGGCTACCGGAGAGCGTTATCTTCCAAAGAAGGCTCGTCAATCACTCTCTAAGAAAGAATACGCAGCAACCTCTGCTAAAAAGCGCCGTGATACACGCGCAGGTAAACAATTTTCAAAGCAACCAAAATCAATCGCAAAGAAGACAGCGAGGTATAGGTAGTGGCAGGTATAGCAGGTAGCACTCTCTGCGCTGAACTTAACCGCCTAGCCAATGGCGGCACATATCCGGCTATGACAGCATTCCTTGATGAACAAGGTGCTGCTAATGACTGGGCGGGAACCTCTGGTCTAGGAATCATTGGTGCCTTGAATATTAAGGCTGATGCCGCTCGTCAGCCAGATGATTACAAAGACCTAAATGGTATCTGTAACGAACTAGCAGGTACAACCAACAAGTCTGCGGTAGACGCATTAAGGACTATTGAATCGTGAGTACAACCCTTACTAACCTGATTGATGAAATCCTTATTAACATGGCTGGCTACACAATGCAGCAAGATAGGGCTACAAGCCTTTCGGCTGCCATTAGCACCACAACTACTACAACCTTGTCGGTTTCTTCTACCTCTGATATTGGTAAGGGAATAATTGAGGTTGGCGAAGAGTTGCTGTGGATTGAAAACTTTGACCGAGTATCTAATACCCTGACTGTTGCCCCTTGGGGTCGTGGCTATCTAGGCACTACAGCATCCACTGCTGCCACTTCTAGCAAGGTAACTATCAGTCCTACCTTCCCACGCCATGTAATCAAGCGTGCGATTAACGACACCCTCAACGCCATGGGCGCTTCTATCCATGCCGTCAAACAATTAACTTTTACATACAACCCTGCTGTCACTACTTACGAACTTCTAGATGGCGCTACCAATGTGACTGCTCAGGCTATCCTTGCTGTTCATTGGCAAGAGGTTGGTCCTTCTAAAGAGTGGATTCCGGTACGCCGTTTCTCTTTTGAACCATACGCAGATATTACGACATGGGGTGGCTCAACAGCAAGCCCAGCACAAACTATCAGCATCTATGATCCAATCACTCCTGGTAGAACTGTAAAGGTCATGTACGCTGCTGCTCCAAGCACCTTCTCGGCAAATACTGACGTTTTCACTACAACAACTGGCTTGCCTCAAACCTGTAAAGATGTGGTAGTGCTAGGCGCAACTTATCGCCTACTCACATACCTTGACCCTGCTCGCGCTTCTCAGACCAGCCCACAGGCTGACGAAATTGACTCCAAGCGTCCATTTGGCAGCACGGGTAATGTAATGCGTCAAATCTACGCCCTATACACAACACGTTTGGCTGAAGAGGCTAAATCTCAACTTCAGCAATATCCTCCCCGAGTCCACTACACCCGATAGGTAAACAATGACAGTACGTAAATACTCCTCACGTGCACAGCAAACCACGCTGTCAAGTGCTATCACCGATACAGCCACCTCCATGACGGTGGTATCCGGCTCTGCCTTGATGGGTGGAAAGACCCTGACTGGTAGCCAGACCTATACCGTAGTCATTGACCCAGATACCTCGCTTGAGGAAATTGTAGATGTAACGCTCTACTCCTCTGGCAACACCCTAAATATTACCCGTAGCCGTGATGGTTCTACTGGTGTAGCCCACTCCGCAGGTGCTGTTGTAAGGCACATGATTATCGGTCGTGACCTCCAGGAAGCCAATGACCATATAGAGGCTTCTAGCGCCGTCCACGGGCTTTCTGGAACCGTTGTAGGAACAACCGACACTCAGACCCTCACCAATAAGACTTTGACCGCTCCTACGGTCTCTGGAGCCACGATTTCGGGCACTGTGACCTCTACGGCTACCATCACTGGTGGAACCGTCAATGCTACTACCCTTCAGCAGGGTGGGGTACAGGCAGTTACTACAACCGATACCCAGACCTTGACTAACAAGACTCTTACTAGCCCAACCATCACCGGCACGGGCACTATCGCAGGTACCTTTACTGGAAACCTGACAGGCAACGTCACGGGTAACGTGAGCGGTTCTTCGGGCTCTACCACAGGTAATGCCGCCACGGCAACAGCCCTGCAGACAGCCCGCAACTTCCAGATTCTGGGAGATGTTGAGGCTTCTGCTGTGTCCTTTGATGGCACAGGAAACGTAAGCCTAACTACTGGAATTGCTACTGGTGTTATTGTCAACGCAGATGTTAACTCGTCTGCTCAGATTGCCTATGGCAAATTAAACTTGGCTAACTCAATCGTCAATGCCGATATCAACGCTTCCGCTGCTATTGACTGGACAAAGATTGCTCCATCTTCAACCGTCTCCAGCACTGAACTTGGATACCTTGACGGCGTAACTTCTGCTATTCAGACCCAACTAGATTCTAAGTTGGCTACATCTACAGCAGCCAGCACCTACGCTCCTTTGGCCAGCCCAGCATTGACTGGCGTTCCAACAGCACCTACGGCTGCTGCTAACACTAATACAACTCAGATTGCTACAACAGCATACGTGCAGACAGAAATCAATGACTTGATTGCTGCCGCACCTGGCGCACTTGATACTCTTAATGAGTTGGCTGCCGCTCTTGGTAATGATGCTTCGTTCTCAACTACAGTAACTAACTCTTTGGCTACTAAGTTGAACCTATCCGGCGGCACTATGACTGGTGCTATCGCTATGGGTACTAACAAGATTACAGGATTGGGAAATCCAACCGCTAATCAAGATGCTGCTACTAAATACTATGTAGATAATGTTGTTTTAGCGCCTAGCAACTTAACTGGCCCAATTACATCAGTAGGCAACATCACTAGCGTAGCAGCCCAGACTGGTACTGGTTCTACCTTTGTGATGCAGACCAGCCCGACACTTACAACTCCTGATATTGGGGTGGCTACTGCTACTAGCATCAACGGAACTACAATCCCGTCCAGCGAGACTCTGGTAACTACAACCAGTACCGCGTATATTGTTCCTAGCCAGACAGGCAACTCAGGTAAGTACCTAACAACTAACGGAACAACCTCGTCCTGGGCAGCGGTAGAAGCACTGCCAAGCCAGACCGGACAATCAGGAAACTACTTAACCACAAACGGAACTACCGCTTCGTGGGCAGCAATCACTACCGACCCAACCCCAACTGTATTCCTACTAATGGGAGCCTAAGGAGAAACAATGGCAACAACATATAAAGTGCTAGGACAGGTAGCGCCTTCGGCTACGACGGCTACAACTGCCTATACCTGCCCATCAGCAACCCAGACGATTATCTCAACTATTGTAGTTGCTAATCGTGCTGCTACATCAGCAACATTTCGTATTGCAATTCGTCCCAACGGAGCAACCCTAGCCAATGAACACTACATTGCCTATGATGTTACTGTCGGCGCATCTGATTCAACGGCACTAACCCTTGGCATAACTATTGACGCATCTGATGTCGTCACTGTATATGCTTCTACCGCCAATTTATCCTTCAATCTGTTTGGAAGCGAGATTGCTTAATGGGAGTATCATCGTTTACTACTGGGTTTACTAAACAAAGTGCAGTCCCTAATGCGGCAATAACTAGCACTACAGGCTCGCCAACAGTTGACACAAGTTCTAGAGCCGGTAAGACTATTTACAAGTTTACAGGCTCAGGTTCAATTACTGTTGGAACAGCAGGCACCGCAGAGATATTGATTATTGGCGGCGGAGGTTGTGGTGGGGCTGCCCTGGGTTCAAGTTATGGCGGTGGCGGAGGCGGTGCTGGTGGATATGTTTATGATGCATCTGCATTCTTACCTTCCGGTACTTTAACTGTTACAGTTGGCGCTGGTGCTACAGCAAATGCGTGGCCTGGTCAAGCATCTCCAAGTAGAATTGGACAGTTAGTTGCTATTGGCGGTGGTAGTGGTGCCGGGTATCAATACCCAGGAGGCAATCCGCAAAATGGCGGTTCTGGCGGTGGCGCTTATGGAAATTCAGGTAGTGGCAGTGGTCTTGGTTTGATAGGCCAAGGAAATAATGGCGCTCAATATACAAGTGGAAATGCTGGCCAAGGTGGCGGTGGAAGCGGCGCTGTAGGAACATCGTCAACTACTACTGCAGGCGGCGCTGGTGGCAATGGAACCGCTAATAGTATTACTGGAACATCAGTGACATACGCAGGTGGCGGTGGTGGTGGCAACGGTGGAGTTTCTACTCAAGGTGGTTTAGGTGGCTCCGGTGGTGGAGGTAAAGGTGCTGGAACTGGTGTTGCAGTTGCAGGTACAGCAAACCTCGGCGGAGGCGGAGGAGGAGGCGGTTATTCAAATGATAGTGCTGGCGCAAATGGCGGCTCTGGATACGTTGTGGTGGTGATTGGATAATGGCACATTTTGCAAGAATAGAAGATAATGTTGTTCGTGAAGTAATTGTAGTCAACAATGAAGTGCTACTTGACTCCGAAGGAGTAGAGCAAGAAGCCTTAGGCATAGCATTCTGTGAAGAAACCTTTGGTGGAACCTGGGTTCAAACTTCCTATAATGGAAACTTTAGAGGTAGGTATGCTGGGATGAATATGATATATGACAAAGATAGAGATGAATTTATTATTCCATCATCACCCATTGAGGTGCTAGATGGCAACAACTAAATTCAAGAATTCATCTATTCTTAATAAATCCCCTAAGTATGTTTCTATGCTGGCGGGTAATGATGCTTTCATTCCATCCTCGTATGAGTCAATAGCCACAGTGACCGGCAACGGATCTGCTACTGAACTGACTTTCTCAGGCATCCCAGGAACCTACCAACATCTTCAAATTCGCGGCATTGCCAGAGATACAAATGGTTTTAATGTGGAAGATTTGAAATTGATATTTAATAGCGACACCAGTTCAAATTACAATGCTCACGAAATTACGGGCAATGGAACCTCAGCAGCCGCTACTGGTGGTTATTCTTACGCGTTCGTAAAAAATGCGGTCGCTGGTCAGAACCTCACCGCCAATATCTTAGGCGCTAGCATTATTGACATTCACGACTACGCATCTACGACTCGGAATAAAACAATTAGATCCTTTTCGGGTATGGATGCCAATACCGGTTCAACTGTAAGCAGGGTAAATCTTTCTTCAAGTCTATGGATTAACACCTCAGCCATTACCTCTATAACAATTAAAACTGTATTTGGTTATATTTTCTCAACTACTTCAACCTTCGCCCTATACGGCATCAAGGGGGCATAATGCCAGCGACTTATGAACCGATAGCAACTACGACGCTAAGTAGCGGGGCTACAACCATAACGTTTTCTAGCATCAGTGGAAGTTATACTGATATTCGCTTGGTAATCGCCGTTGCGGGTTTTTCAAATACGACCGGTGGGGTTGCCTTACGTTTCAATTCAGACACCGGCAGCAATTATTCACAAACGCGTCTAATAGGTAACGGCACAGCCGCATCATCTAGCCGACGCACATCCGTAAGCGATATTGAGTTTTTTAATAACAACATTTTCACGCCCTATCCTGTTCTATTGATTGCTGATTTAATGTCTTATTCTGGCAGCACCAATAAGTCCGTATTGCTTGAAGCATCAACGGATCAAAATGGCAGCGGCAGCGTATTTCGTCACGTTGGTTTATGGCGCAACACCGCAGCCATAACTGCTATTGAGGCTCGTAATACCAGCGGATATAACTTTAATAGCGGCACAACCGCCACCCTCTACGGAATCCTAAAGGCGTAAGGAGATAATATGCCAGCAACTTATACCCTGATAGCCTCAAACACTCTTTCATCTACCGCCACTTCTGTAGTCTTTAGCGATATTCCACAAATTTATACTGACCTTGTATTACGCATCAGCCCCAGGCTAGGAAATGCTGGCGCCGATGATTGGACTATCAGACCAAATGGCTCCAACTTAAATGGCTCTGTAACTAGGGTTTATTACAATGGTTCTGGCGGTAGTGCTGTTGCAACTTCAGATGCAAGCACTTCTCTTGTTTTTGGAACTACGCCAGGAACCGCAGTAACTTCCAATACTTTTGGGTCAAGCGAAGTATACATACCTAACTATACTGGAACCACAACAAAACCTATATCAAGCATTTCAGTAATGGAAAATAATGCGAGTGTTTATGCTTTTATCTACGCAAGTGCCGGTTTTTACAATAATACAACCGCTCTAACATCTTTAAGTATTCTTAGCGGTGGTAGTCAATTTGTATCCGGCTCATCATTCTGGCTTTACGGCATCAAGAACAGTTAGTCTAGAAAGGACAACTAATGACAGACGCACCTACCAAGGTAATCGTTGACTGCTCAACGGGGGAACAGAGCGTTGTCCCATTGACAGCCGAGGAGATTGCCGAAATGCAAGCAGCAGCAGCAGCAGCCGAGCAGGCTCGTCTTGCTGCCGAGGCTGAAGCAGCAGCAAAGGCAGCAGCCAAAGCAGCAGCCGAAGCCAAACTAGCAGCACTTGGGCTAACAGTAGAAGAAATAGCAGCACTAACAAAGTAAGAAAGTAGGGGACGATGATAAAAGAAACAGAAACAGTAACAGTTGGCTGGTGCGATAACGGACTAGCCGATGGTAAGTTTGCTGAGGGCTTGCTAGGAGTTACTCTAGCGGCCCCTGCTAACGGAATGAAGATAAGCCACAGTGTTCGTGTGGCTGGCAATCAAATCAGTAGGCAACGCCAAAGGCTGCTAGATCATTGGTATGACAAGAACTTATCTGACTGGCTTCTGTGGATTGATTCAGATATTGTCTTAAATCTTGATGCTTTATACTTACTTTGGCACGCAGCGGATTCGGAGACAACCCCTATAGTTAGTGGTGTTTACTTCATATCCAAAGAACCCGAGGGCACAACCATGCGCCCTTTCCCTTGTGTATTCAAGGACTTGGGCGATAGCCAGATACAGTACCTGCATCCACTGCCGGAGATGGAAATTGTAGATTGCGACCTGGCTGGTTTTGGAATTCTACTGATGCATCGTAGCGTGGTTGAGAAGATGAGAGAGAAACTTCCTACCAAATCTTTCTTTGCTGAACAACACGGCAATGGGGATGATGATGAATTTGTGGGAGAGGACATAATTTTCTTCCGCAAGATGAAGCAGGCTGGCATTCAACTCAAGGCGCATACTGGCGCATTGGTTAAGCATATGAAACGGTTTAGTCTGGACTTTGGCTATTACGCCATGTATTGGTCTATGGAGCATCTGAAGGACCAGATGAAAGAACAGGCAGGAAAGAAGAATGGGAACAAAACAAGAAGCGGACTCTATCTTCCCCGTTAAACGCACCATAGACGACCATATTGATGACTTTGAAGCAACTAATGTATTCCTAAAGGAGAACAATGGCAGGTCGTGATATTACCGAAGGTCGTGGTTCTAGTACCACGGATGTAGGCTATGCAATTGCAGTTGACCTAGGTATCGTTTCATCTTCGGCTGTATGGGAAAATACAGACGTCTCTTACGATACCGCCATTGGCGGTCTGCCTTTCTTCTACGCTATTTCCGATGCTCGTCCTTATATTCGCCAGACAGCACCTTTCCGCAAAGAACAGTTTGACAACGGAGCAGAACCAGGCGAGCAATCACTTACAGGGTGGTGGCTGAGAAGCCAGTCCTCGTTCCATAACGGTAGCGGCATCAACTTCTATGACCCGTCTGCTGGCGAGACTGTTCTTTACAGATTCAATGAATCTAAAGGCGTTGACGTCTGGACCAAGGGTGAAGTAACCCTACTTAGGTCTATGGTTCAAAGCCACCAAACTACTGGAGACATCGCCTCTAATGGTGTAACCCAACAATATCTGCGCCCAATCAAATGGAGCAGTTCTGAGGGTGTGTTGCTTCTTGACGAGTACGATGTAGACAAAATCGATAGCAGTGGTAATGAAACCCATTTTATTGATTATAACTCTGGAACAGACTCGCCCGTGTACGCTATTTGTGATGATGGTACTAACGCTATTTGGATTACCAATACTGCAACCAAAAAGACCGTATATAAGAAACCTTTGACTGGCAACTCTTCCACATCCGCAACTATGATGTTTGATGAAATTGGAACTATCTCAAACGCTGTCATGGAATACGTCAAGAACCGTGTGGTTATGGCTGCTGACAACAAAGTGTATGAGTTTGCCCCTAACGCAACTGCTATGCCTACCGCTGTCTATACCAACCCTTCTAGCACTCACGTTTACACCAGTATTACATCCTCTGGTCCCGCAATCTATCTTGCTGGCTATAACGGCATACAGTCTACTATTGAGAAATTTACTCTTAACACCTCTACGGGTTCTATGCCAACGCTTACATCGGCTATTACAGCAGCAGAACTACCTACTGGTGAATTAGTCCACGCTATTCACTACTACCTAGGTTATATGCTAATCGGAACCAGCAAGGGTATCCGTGTTGCAGATGTTTCGGTAGATGATGGTTCTCTCAGATACGGTCCTCTAATCGTAGAAACCAGTCAACCTGTATATGCCTTTGCCACCAGAGATAGATTCGCTTGGGCTACCACCAGCGTTGCTGGAGAGCCAGGACTTACTCGTATTGACTTGGGTGCTGAAATTGAACCACTCCGTTTTGCCTATGCTAACGATGTTTACTATGGCGGTGTCAGTGGTAAAAAGACAACCGCCTGCTCTTTCATTGGAGAGACTGACCGACTTGCTTTTACCACTAATGCTGGGTACTCCTACCTGGAATCCGCCACAGTCTTAAACACTTCTGGCTATATCAAGACGGGCAATATCCGTTACGGAACCCTAGAACCTAAGAACTTCCGCCGCATCATCGGTAGAGGTGTCTTCACCAAGGGCTCCATGTCCATCTCCACAGTTACCGAAGATGGCACTGAATACGACCATATCTCATACGACTCATCCATTCCTGTCCAAGAAGTATCTACGACTCAACCGGAAGATGCACAAGAGTTCGTATCATTCAAGTTTACCTTGTACCGCGATAGCACTACCACCTCCCTTGGTCCTACTTTCAAGGGGTACCAAGCCAAAGCAACTATCGCCACACCTAGACAACGGGTACTTAGATTTCCCGTATTCTGCTATGACGTTGAGACCGATAGGTTCAATGTCGTCACAGGATACGAGGGTAGGGCACTAGACCGCCTTCGTGCATTAGAGAATGCTGAAGGAAATGGTGACGTGCTCAACTGGCAAGACCTGACCACCTCCACAGGCGAGTCTCGTCAAGTCACTATTGAACAAATCTCATTCACCCGTTTGACTCCACCGGACAAGAGATTCTCTGGTTTCGGAGGAATCATAGAAGTTACCTTAAGGACAGTATAATGAATCCTGCTGATTGGGCTGGTTTAGCCGTAGCGATTACGACTCTTGTTGGAGCACTTGCCATGGGAGTCAAGCATTTAACAAAACACTACCTCTCAGAACTAAAGCCCAATGGTGGGTCAAGTATCAAAGACAAGGTCAATCATCTTGAAGAGAAGGTTGATCTATTAACCGATTTAGTCAAGGAAGCACTGAGGAAATGAATGAAACCTGTTGCCAAGAAAGCCACTCCTGCTGCTATTGCTGTGCTACGCCAGGCGACAGCATTGTGGCCCAAGCGCAAGAAAGCGTCCGACGGATTATTGCCTTCATTGGCACATCTCAAACTGAGTCCCAACTCGGACCACAACACGGGTCTTGCTGTGGACCTGACTCACGACCCTAAAAATGGAGTTGATTGCTCCGTCATCTTTGAGAAACTGAAGGAGGATGACCGTGTTTCGTACCTCATCTTCCAAGGTAAAATCTGGTCTAAGGAAAAGGCTAAGCAAGGTAACAGAAAGTACCTGGGTCATAACCAGCACGATAAGCATCTACATATTTCTCTTAATTCTACTCACAGTGGTGACACTAGCCCCTGGTTTTGGTGGGTAAACCAGCCTAAAGTCTTTAATCAGGTCTTGGCTACTCTCCAGCCCCAGCCCAAGAAAAAAGTGGTACCATCTACACCAGTGGCGGTATGCAACTGCTGCCCTGTTCATAAACCTAAACGAAAGGCACCTTAAATGGAGCAATTCAAACAAGTAGCGCTTACTTGGTTCCGCGCCGCAGCGGCATCCGCTGTAGCCCTTTACCTTGCCGGTCAAACCGACCTCAAGGTTCTCGGAACAGCCGCTTTAACCGGCTTCCTCGGTCCCGTATTGAAGTGGCTTGACCCTTCAGCAGCCGAGTTCGGACGAGGCTCTAACTAGCCTTAGGATGCCCTTTTAAGGGCTTCTGAGGCGGTTTTAAGCCACTTTGACCCCCTACCTAGGGTAATTACCTAGGGATGGGGGTCTTTTTCCATTTCCCCACCTAGTCACCCGAGGTGTGGTACAGTTCTCTTACGGGAAACCGTGGGGCAGAAACTTCAGATGATGGGGTGACGGCATATAGCCTGACCTGACCTCCCTGACTCACCATAATTTTTTATGGGGGGTAGGGGGGCATTTCTTAGAATCGGGGTTCAGGCATTACACGAAAGGAGGCACGCAGTGCCGACTTATGATTACGAGTGTCGTTCTTGTGACGACGTTCAAGAAATAACTCTTCCGTTTCAACATTCAGGAGACATCAATTGCGGTCATTGTGGCAACGTTTTATTCAAAGTATTTTCGGCGAACCCGATTCACTTCAAGGGAACTGGCTGGGCGGGGAAGAGTTCGATATAGAAGATTGGGAAGACGAAGAGTATTTGTAGTGTGATATACTTGCTCTATGAGCAAATTACCAGAGCATATTTCCTATTCTTCTTTCAACACTTGGCTTGAGTGTGGCTGGAAGTACAAACTTACTAAACTAGACGAAGTACCCGAAAAGCACGCTGTGTGGTTTACGGGTGGTTCTGCTGTCCACAAAGCAACCGAACTATATGACCGAGGCGACTTCGGCGATACTAACAATCTCGACGAACTGTGGAATAGAGCATGGTTTGAGCAGGTTGCCCAAGACGAAGAAATCCATGGCGATATGAACTCTTGGGAGTTTCGCAGCCGTGAGGATATGTCTTGGTGGTATGGAGAAGGTCGTTGGATGCTTGAACGCTGGACCAACTTCCTTGAAGGTGGCTGGAGCGTTTACGAAGATTTTATTGAGAAGCAGTATCAGATTCCAGTAGAGGGCACTCGGGTCAAACTAGCCATTGACCGGGTGCTGACTGATTACGACGGGAATAGGGTCCTCGTCGACATCAAGACTGGTGCGTCATCCCAGCGGCATCCACTACAACTCGCGGTGTATGCCTGGGCCTTGTCTAAGGAAGGGGTCTCCATAGACAAGGCTGGCTTCTGGGATGCACGCACTGGTCACATTTCACTGTGGGACTTGGAGCACTTACAACCTGACCGTGTCGAGGAGATACTTGGCGGGTTCGATAAGATGCGGAAGACTGAGACTTTCCTTCCGAATATGAACTCCTGTGGTCGTTGCGGTGTGCTATCATATTGCAAATGGATGAACGGAAATAAATCGAAAGGATATGAATAATGGCTAACGCCACGTTTCAAGTAAGTAGCAAGTTACCTGATGGAAGAATCTTTCTCATCGCAGGAGATGATTTTGTTTCTTTCAAGTCACATCTTTCAGATGTTCTTGGTCCTGAAGGTGCTGAATCATTACTAACCACGATGGCTACCTCTATCGAGGGAGCACCATCGTTTGAACAGGCAGTTGCAAATGTAGGGGCACAGTTCCCTAATGCGACACCTGTCTCACCAGTACCACAGACAGTAACCCCATCAACTGCACCAGTTGGTCGTAGTTGTAAGCATGGTCCAATGACCAAGCGAAGCGGGTCTAGCGCCAAGGGTCCATGGAAGGGCTATATGTGCCCAACTCCAAAGGGAACCCCTGACCAGTGCGAGCCAATGTTCCTTAAGAGGAACGAGCCCGAATGGAGTACCTTCTAACACATGAGAACCCTTGCCCGTGCTGTTGGTAGCGCGGACATTGGTGGGGAACCACTCCCTTCAGTGTTTCGTACTTTCGATAGCAACAAGATAATCTTCCGCAGAGCGGAAGTGTCGATGATTGCTGGCACTCCTGGTGCTGGTAAGTCGACTTTAGCATTGTCACTTGCACTGCGTACGAAAGTACCTACACTGTATGTGAGCGCCGACACAAACGCTCACACTATGGCTATGCGCCTGCTATCCATGATTACTGGCAAGACTCAGACAGATGCAGAAGTTATGCTCGCTGAACAAGTCGAAGAATCACGGAAAATAATAAACGAGGCTTCGGGGCACATTTTCTGGTCGTTTGAGTCAGCACCAACGCTGGCTGATGTCGACCAGGAAGTGCTTGCCTTCGAGGAATTGTGGGGTTGCGCCCCGACTCTTATCGTTGTAGATAACCTTATGGATATCTCTAACGATGGGGGAGAAGAGTTCGCGGGAATGCGCTCCACGATTAAGGAATTGAAATATCTCGCACGGGATACCAATTCCGCAATTATCGTACTACATCACACCAAAGAGTCGTATGTAGGTAGCCCGTGCCAACCACGCTCTGCTTTGCAGGGCATGGTGGCACAGTTACCTGCTCTGATTTGCACGGTAGGTTCCGACGCGCCAGGATATATAGCCGTCGCGCCCGTAAAGAACCGATATGGCAAAGCGGACCCCTCCGGGGGTACGGCTCACTGGTTGCAGTTTAACCCTGAAATCATGGACGTATCAGATATCCCAGATAGGTCCTAGTGTCCAGACCAATCTCAGAACTCAAACCGAGTTATGACAAGGCGATGGATATCCGTGGTAATCCAACCACGGTGTGCATCTGTGGGAGTTTCGTATGGAATCTCAAGGTAGTCTTCGCAGAAGACAACACCATTGGGATGTATTTTCTAGATATGGAGTGTGCTGACTGTGGAACACAGGCAACCGCGCCCATTGAGGAGTAATAATGAAACTATCAACAGTATCAATACTGTCCGCGATTGTAATCTTTGTGGCCAATATGCCCCACGCTGTGGGTGCGTCGCTGTTGAGGATTCCAGAATCCTTAACGCATACCGTCTCCCTACAACGGGCGTCAGTAATGGATCACAAGATGCTAGCAAAAGCGACAGCAAAAAGAAAACTAAATAGAATGTTTGGCAAGCGAGCAAGCCGCGAGTTCGCAGCGCTGTCAAAGTTATGGGGTAAGGAATCTGCTTGGAACTGGAAAGCCAAGAATCCTCACTCGTCTGCCTATGGCATAGCCCAAGTATTGGGCACTCCCAAAGGCTCAACAATTGAATACCAAGTGAATATGGGGATTAAGTACATAGTCCACCGATACAAGACTCCCACGAATGCGTGGAAGTTCTGGAAAAGGAATGGCTGGTACTAATGTCAAGCAAGTCCAAGATTAAAGGGTCGCAAGCAGAACGCGATGTAGTCAAGTACCTTCAAAAGTGGTTCCCGTACGCAGAAAGACGGCTTGCGGGAGCCACCTTGGACAAAGGTGATATCTCTGGTATCAACGGAGTCTGTATTGAAATTAAAAACCATGCCAAGTTAGACTTGGCTGGATGGCTAGCAGAACTAGAATTAGAAACAAAAAACGCTAAGGCATGGACTGGCGTGGTGATTCATAAACGCAAGGGCAAAGGAAATCCTGCTGACTGGTATGCTACACTACCTGTATCAGTGTGGGTAGAACTCTTGCGAAAGGCTATCGGTGATGGAAAAGCCTGATATTACAGTGGTTTTAGAGCACTACGGCGCCCGTGTCCCTACAAGGCACGGGTGGTTCTCTATGCGCTGTCCTTTCCATGATGACAG